AGTCGGTCTGATGGCTGCCGCTTGTGCACGGATGCTCGGTGCCGAACAGATCTTCATGGTCGACCATCACCCTTATCGCTTGCAATTTGCTCATCAAACCTATGGGGTCATTCCGGTCAACTTTGATGAAGTCGATGCAGCTGAATTTATTATTCAAAATACAGCAGGTTATCGTGGTGTTGATGCAGTTATTGATGCCGTTGGTTTCGAAGCCAAAGGGAGTGTTCTGGAAACAGTAATGACCAACCTGAAATTAGAAGGTTCGAGTGGTTCAGCACTAAGACAATGTATTGCAGCAGTCCGACGCGGCGGTGTGGTGAGTGTACCTGGGATTTATGCCGGTCCAATTCATGGCTTTCTGTTTGGTGATGCCTTTGACAAAGGTTTAACTTTTAAAATGGGACAAACCCATGTGCATAAATACTTGCCGCAGTTACTCGAACATATCGAAAATGGAGATCTGTCTCCGGATGTGATTATTACCCATCGCATGAAACTGGAAGATGCTGCGGAAGGTTACCGTATTTTTGATAAAAAGGAAGAAGACTGTCGTAAAGTCATTCTAACGCCGTAAATTTACTTAAAGAATAAAAAGCGCCTTCTAGGCGCTTTTTATTCTTTAATCAAGACAGATCAAATCACCTGTTTTTATTTTTCAATTTTCTTCATCAAAAACTAATAAAAACTGCAAGAAAATCCGCTTTTTTTGCATAATTTATTGCTGAAAGTGAATATTTTTATGATAGATCTGCATAAAGCAAAATAATTTAAATCAAATAATCTGGCCCGAATAGGGCCTTATTTTTTTCTGGAACTAAAAAAAATACCCTATTTTTGCTGCTTCAAAATGCTGTCAAATAGAACAGATTAGTGAAAATTAATGAAATCGTTATTTGGTAATTTCTTGGGCCAGTTTATTCATGCCGAACGTGCGGCATCTGCCGGACAAATACAGGCCAATATCGGTGAAGTAGATAGCCGGTACGATAATTTTGAAATGTTTTCACTGGGCACCTATGAAAACAGCGAACTTCGCAAACGTGACCGTAAAACGATCTATACCACGTGGGCGGTAATGCAACATGATCCGACCATTGCAGCTGCTCTTAACTTGCAGACCACAGCAGCTTTAGGGGGCCATGAATCCCGTGGTGATGTGGTTTTTATGACACCTTCTCAAAAACTAAGGAATGGCGGAAAACGAGCACGACATTTAAGACAGTTGGTTGAGAGAGAAGCCCGGCTATTGATGCCGCTTTTCAATGAAATTGCATTCCCAATGGCACGTTACGGCGTATCTTACGGCGATAGTTATGTGCGTATGTATGGGGCCAAAGGTGCAGGACTGCTGCAGCTTATTTGTAATGAATATACTGAACCGCCGTTAATTCAGTCTTATGAGCAGGGCGGGCGAACAATTGGTTATCATATTTTAGAAAAAAATGATCTGGAAATGCGAAAGCTCACCAAGCTCACTACTTTTCAGATGGCACGTATGAAAATGCCACGTTACACACCAGTGCCGCAATTCTCAATTAATCCGTATTTGCATAAAAATATGCTGTCTGAGAATGATATTAATAAACTTCCGATTGTGGCCAGTGAGATTGGCGGATCTATTCTGTATGACGCCGAAGAACCTTGGGCAAACGTTCAGCTGCTGCTACAAGCATTAAACTCACAACAGATTGCAGATAGTGTAGAGCAAGCATTTTTAACATTTGACGTATCGGGTATGCCGCCAGAACAACGGAAAAAATATAAAGCCGGCCTCACTCAAATGTTGCAATCCCATAAAAACAATGTCCGGGATGCCTTAAAAGGTGGGGACGCGATTTGGTCTAAAGCCTGGCATATTTTACCCGTGTGGGGTGACAAGCAAGTGCTTAATGCAATTGGTGATATGAGTCGCAGATCCGCACCAGTGAATCCTGAACCGCTCATGATCAATGTTCGCCGTATGGCAGGGGCACTGGGTACAGACTTATCACTTTTGGGATGGGCTGAACAATTGTCTGGTGGTCTTGGTGATGGTGGTTTTTTTCATACATCGGCGCAAGTTGCCCAACGCTCCGTTCATGTTCGTGCCGCAACAACGAAAGCCTTTAATCATATTGCCAATGTTCATATTGGCTATAAATACGGCTATATGTTTGATCCTCAAGATCTGCCTTGGCAATTCGAGTTTTATTCTGATATTTCAGCGGCCTCAACTGAAGCACTGACAAACAAGCAAACGAGATCCAATACAATGGCCATGTTTGGTAGTGCATTGGGTACGCTTAAAGAACTTAATCTGGACAGAGAAAGTAACTTTACTGTACTTACTAAAATCGGCGGTTGTGATGATGAAGAGGCCGAGATCTATGTGAATGCTTTAGAAAAGGGTAAGCCGCAGACTGATTTATCTGGTGAGGATAATCCTGGTGATTATGAAGAGCCAGCAGCTAATGGCACAGGTTTCAATGATAATGAAGAGGATTACTAATGCTCGACATAAATCAGCTTAAACAAAAAGCGGCCGGTAAAGCTAAAACAGCTGCGAAAGGTTTTATCAGTGACCGATTGCCTAATATGGGAGGCCTTGATCTTGGTACCACGGCTACAGGAAATGGACCAGTAAACCTAAATTGGGGCGGTATGCCTAGAGATAGATTTGTGGGTCTATATCGAGATCTTTATAAATTGGGTATTCAGCATAAATCCTTTTATTTAGTGCAGTTTTCAGCTTACAGAAATAATGCAACCCGCAATTTAGAACTTGTTACTAATAATCTTATGCCTTGGTTAGCTACCGAGCTATCTGTGCCATTACTTCAGTTTGATACTGATAGTAAACGCATGGGCCATTACAACGCTAATCACATCACAGGTAGCCAGTCGCCTGAGATTACTTTAACAATGATTGAAACGAAAAATAATTATGTGGCTCACAGTTTGATGCAATATGCTCAGCTAGTTTGTCATGTAGATGGCAGTTATGGATTACCGGCTGAATATGTTATGTGGATGGATCTATGGCTTTATAACCGTGACAAGGGCCTTGCCGCTCCATCTTTTAAATCCCGATATTTGGTTAAGGCGACCCAAGCCTCACTAGAACTGGCAGCGTCAGAAGGATCAGCCCTAACTATTCCAATCACTTTTTCCCAAGCCCGACCGTTTATGCCATTGTGATGCTCAGGCCCTTTTATGGGCCTTGTTATTTTCTTGGAACAATAAAATTTAGCATTTTTTAAAAGAATTAATCTTGCGGCATACGTTCAATAAGGTTTTTCTGCATGAAAAATGATTCAATTTTAACGGTGAGTTTTTATAAGGGAACTAGCCGACCATATAACAATCAGGATGGTTCAAAAGGTGAGGCAATTTGTATTGCCGATGTTGGGTATATTTATGGCCAATATACTGCCCTTAAAGCACTCGCAATTCCTGGTTATACCCAACGTGATACATGGCGTATTACTAATTTGGTGGACCAGAACAATGTGTTTTTAACCTCAGTCGCCGTTCTGGGTGCAATCAGTGACGAGCAAGCCGCTAATTTCGCGCTACGGATGTTTAATTATGATTATGGGGCAATTGCTCAGATTAATGCTTATGACGTAATAGAAGCGCCTACATTCGTTTTAGAGCGCCTGGTTAATCATGCTTCACGAGAAAATTACCAGGGGCGTATTACTCAACAAGAGATTGATACATTACGCGCTCAAATTACCGGTAACCCAGTTGTATGGGAAGAAAATAATTGCACTTCACATGCAAGCGCTTCACATTTGATACGCGATATTTCGACCTATGATGAATCACGTGAATTGCTATTACCGGTTAAACCGGAAGCGATTATTCAAGAAGTTATGGATGGCGCTGAAATAGAAGGTTTCGATGCAGTTATCTCCCAATATTCCCGATTAGAAGCCCTTTCTAAACGGGTACTGGTGGCTATGGGTAAAGCTGCAGGTGAAAAAGTGAAGCCGGTTGAGGTGACTACCTCAGATCCATTTAAGAAAAACGGCGTAGTCAATATTGCGACTGTTTTTACCATGAGTGATGGCCAGAGCGTCAGTATTATTTATCACAACCCAGATGCTACGCCAAAACGTCTTGATGCAACAGATACACTAACCAGCTGGAAGTTTTTATTAAATAAGCGTGATGTAACTGCAGTATTGCAACCCAAGAGCGGTAAAAACGTAAATATTCAAACCTTGGCCAAGCGTATGATGCTTATTGTTGAAGGCAATAGTGCTCGTTTTATGAAAGGCCTAGCCAGAAAAGCCCAGGCTGAACAAGTATTGGTAGACCTAGAAAAAGATGAACAGGCGAAGATCCAGGAAGAGCAGCTGTTAGATCAAGAAATTGCAGCTCTACAAGAGCAGCTGGACCAGCCATTAAGTGCAGCAGTTATAACACCAGAAGTAAAAACAGAAGCTGCCCAAGAACCAATACCAGCACAGCAAGATCCTGAAAATGAGCCAGTAATAGAGCCTGATGCTGATAAAACTGATAAAGAAGCGTACACCATTGAAGAGGTGGCCACAGCGTTTAGACGTAAAACTGAAATGGAACGGCAGTTTACAGGGGGTGGACTATGGTACAACACGCCAGAAGTTTACAAGCCGATCAATTACGCCGTAACACAAGGCTGGGCCTACCGCATTTCTACGACCCAGGCAGAATGGAAAGAGGAAGGAATTGAATACTTAAATCAGTATCGTAAAGACAATCCGGTAGTTAGTCCTGGTGCTGAAGCAGCAAAAGCAGCAGGCTTTAAGACCGACAAGGCCGGTAATATTTTGACTTTGCCCAAGGGTAAACCTTTTAGCGTTTTATCGATGACCAATCGATTTAAGAATACACATAACCTTTCTAGCTACATACCTATGAAAACAGAGGAAGGCTATGTTCTACATGAGCTAGAAGATGAACATTTTAAAGCGACCGGTAAAGTAATCGTTGGCCATCCGAAATATAGCGAAATGGTGACAGAAGCCGAACCGCGTTTAATTTTCCAGGTGCATGGGGAAACGTTCTATGTGGTTGATTCATTCCAAGGTACGGCGAAAGGCTTAGAAGTCATATATTCAAAATCTCATTTGTCTATTCCGTCTAAAGATGAAAAGGGCAATGATGTTTTCTTCTATGCCAGTGTTAAACAGGCTCATGATGCAGCGCTGGCCACACTTGAAAAAATGAGTAAAGCTGAACTCTTTGCAAGTGGCCTAATCAAAGCCATGAATAGCTATGATTCAAAGCTCGCAGCGGATATAGCCCAAGGCCGTGAAGCTCAGCCGATTGAAGTTATTAAAGCAAAAAAACAACTTGCCTCTGAACAGAAAAAATTAGATTTAAATGCCCAGCTGGATCAATTACGGGATGAAAACGGCAAGCTCAATCCACTGTCTGATAATCCTATGGAGCGAGTCCGGGCTAATGAAGAAATGAATCTTTTTGAACGTTACGACCACGAAGAAAACTGGATCAAGTTTTTAAATAAAACAGATAGTGTAGATCCAGCAGATCTGGCCAACCGTCATATTGATTTACTGGCCAACAAATTAAAAGATGCAGGGAAACTATCTGAAGCAGAGATAAACTTTGCTCATGAAAAACTTTATGAACTCTACCAGGGTAAAATTGAACGCGGCAATCTGGACGATGTAGGTTTAAGTGTGACCCAAGACCGTATGGAAAAGAGCAAAATCTATTTACAGCAACATGGGCTTTTAGCCGAACAAACAGATCCAATACAGGGTAATGAAATGAATCCAGATGAAGCCTGGCTAGACCAGATTATTGGAGGCGAAATTGATGCGACCACGTTAAATATGGACGATTTTATGAACGTAGCCCAAAAATATGCCAGTGAGCCGGATCAGCCAATTTATGCGAAATTAGAAGAAGCCTTAAACACTGTAACTAAAGCTAAAGTTGCCAAGGCGCAGGGAGTTTAAGACATGGATCTAATTACTAAGCTAAAACTGACTCAGGAACTGGACAACCTAGCTAACCTGGTACTCGGTGGTACCTTGCCATTAATGGAACGTATTGAGAAAGTACGCCGTATTGATGAAATTATTAAGGACCTTACTGGTGGTGATATTGCAGGCAAAACTTTAAGTGAAATTGTCCAGGAAAAGGGCCGTTTAGGTGTACGACTTAAACCGCATGTAGACCTGGAAAAACAGTTACATAATTTTGTCGCAGAACATAAGGGCCAGACTGACTTAATAACTCCTATTCTTCTTGCTTTAAATGCCAACTTGCATGATGAAAAGGGCCAGCCATTTGTTCGTGCCCGGTTATTTACTGATTTAGCAGAAGGTTTATATATCCAGAAAAAAGACGGCGGCATGGCAATTGATGACTATATCAAGCCTAAAAATGCGATCTGGCCCTTTATTGAGTGGGCATATATTCAGGATCTATTTATAACTGGTGATAAAGCGGTCAAGCATCATAACCCGAATGATCTATTTAGTAGTGTGGCAATTGATGATGATAGTACAACGGCAGATGAAGATTTTGAAACAGAAGCCCAGGATAATAGGGAAGATCCGCCGATTGATGCAGCTGGCGCATTTTATCAATCTATCATCGATGGGGCAGAAGTAGACCAGGCACTAATCGCACAAGCACTGGGGTATGCTGAAGAAGATCCGGAACATTATTTATTACCGGCCGCCGCTAAGGTGGTACAAGAAAAAGTCATACTCATGGCAACATAACAAAAAGGCCCCTTGAGGGCCTTTTTTCATAGATCTACAGAATTCTAATTGTGGATTTAAGCTAAGATATTCAGACCTTAGTTTGGACATATCTAAATGAATAAAATTTTATTAATTTCACTAGGTTTAATATCTTCAACAGCTTATGCAAAACAAGTAGAGATTGTAAGCATTCCACTGTCCATAGAAACTAATCATTCTGAAGAAATTGCAAAATCAACTACTACAATTACCATTCCTGATAATGACCGCTCTCTTTATAGTGGAGCAATTGGCGTAGAAAATAGAAAGGCTGATATAGAAGCATATAAGCAAAAATATCCTGAAAAATTTGATAAAGATGGAACTTATAAAGGTTCATCTTTTCTTAATAAAAAAATTCCAAAAGTCGGTATGACCGCGAGTGAACTTTTGGAATCTACTTGGGGTAAGCCTTTTTCTAAGAGAAGTACGGAAAGCAAATATGGAATAAGCGAAACTTGGGACTATAGAAGTTTGGGTAGTATTACTCTACATAATGGAAAAGTTGAATTTATACACCGCCGAGAATAAAAATATTTTTATTTAATGAAGTTTTGAGTATAGCCTTTCAACTTTTGACAGCTGGAACAAAAAAATTTAGGCCCATTTCTTAAACTTAGACTGCATCTGATCATACATGACAGGTGTTATATGAGCATTACAGATTTGGTTCAGGCACAGAACCCCAAAGATGTGCTTGAGCAGGCTGAAAAACTTGCAATAGCAATTCAGGATTTAAAGCAAAAAGGCAAAAACTTTCCAGTTGTGGCCACTCTTAAAGGGGATGAAGTAACAAGTCTATTAGACAGTCCAGTAGATGAGGCCGGCAATCCTATTACTCATGGAAAGGATCTAGTTACTGCAGCAAAGAAATATTTTGAGGCTCATTTACGGGATCAAGTGGCCAATCATCCCATTATCGGTGAAATTAAGGTTAGTAAAAAAGTTTCCTGGCATAAAACTGGCGGCTATGCACATGGCAGTTTAATTCATGCAAAGCTGATCCCAGCTATTTTGGATATTCTGGCTAAAGGTATATTTCTAGGGAAAGAAGAACCCAAAACAGGCCGCAAGGATGACGCCAAACAATTCTTTTACTTGGGTGCGAAAGTTAATTTAGAAGGGAAAATTTATACTGTTAGTTTGTCGGTTATTGAATATGAGCGCGGTAAGTTTGTTTATAACTTACTTGAAGATCCGATTGGACAACTAGAAGGAAAACTGGACGCATTAAAAAAGGCAGTTCCTGTTAATCCGCCATCAGTGTCTATATCGACTTTGGATCAAAGAACCGCCCTTTATGATTCAAGTGTAGACGATGATCAAACAATATTCAATATTCAGATTTTAGAATCTGTAAAAAATCTTGAAGATAGTCCTTTAATCTTAGAAGGACGCCAGAATAAAGTTAAAACAGCCAAGGGGACACGCCTAGACACTAACTTGGCTGTCATCGAAGCGGCGGATCTAATTGCCTCCCATGATGCCTTGGGCAATGCAAATCCAGATTACCCGGCCGAAATCCAGCCACGTGACCGTTCGCGGCAATCAAGCCAGCAGCAGATCCACAATATAGCCAATGACCTAGACCCGGACAGCCTAGGCCGATCCAACCGTGCCGATTCGGGTGCACCAATTATTGGCCAGGATTTAGTGGTTGAATCAGGCAACGGCCGGACTATCGCCCTTAAACTGGCTTATTCCCAAGGTAAGGCTGAAGAGTACCGTGAATGGATCCTAGAGAATGCAGAATACTTTGGAGTAGATCCTGAAAAAGTAGCTCAGTTAAAAGAACCGGTATTAGTCCGAGTGCGTAAAACCGAAGTTGACCGGGTTCAATTTGCGGTAGAAGCTAATCAGGATGATAAGCTCAGTTCTAGTGCTACAGAACGCGCCAAAACCGATGCTGGACGTATTACCGGTGCATTACTTGAATTGTTTAATCCAAGTGATGACGGCGATTTTATGGCGGCGAGTAATATTAAGTTTATCCAGGGCTTTTTAAAGAGCCTGGGAGAACATGAAGCGGCCCAATATACGACTACAGACGGTAAACCTACTCAGGCTCTCGTCAACCGGATTAAGTGCGCTATTTTCAGTAAAGCCTATAACGATGACCGGCTTTTAGAAATGGTCGCGGATCAGACTAAACCGGATCTGCAAAATGTATTAAATGCCTTGTCATTATCAGCACCAAAATTTATTGAAGCCCAGGCTATTTCTGGCCAAGTCAAAGGGCAGTTAGAGGATCTGTCTAGCCAGATGGTAGACGGTATTGAAAAGTCCCTGGATGACCTGGTGATTAATGCAATTCTGGATGCTACCAATGTCATAGAAAAAGCAAAACTTTCTAACCAGGCAGTCACTGAATATGTTGAGCAGTTAGGCCTATTTGGTGATTTACCTGAAGGCGTAGCAGAACTGGCCGTTTTTATCTCAAAAAACGCACGTAGCGCCAAGAAACTCAGTCTTGCCTTTAAAGCTATGGCCCAGTTTGTTGAGCGCAATGCAACGGATAGCCAAAACTTTGGCCTGTTTGGAGAACCTGAACCAGTCAGTATTAAAGATGCCTTGGTATTTGCAAATACGGTACTCAGTGAGCAATACGGCGATACCTCACAAATTGCTATGTTTGACTCAGCACATCAAGAAGATACACCTGTGACAGCTATCGATACCATAGCCCATGACGCCGCCACTTCGCCTTTAAATGCTATTCCTGAACCTACTGAAGAGCAGAAGTTAAGTGGAAACTATCCAAAAGCTAAAATCCAGTTATATGGCTTGGATATTAGTATCGAAAATCCGGCTGGATCTATCAGATCCGGAACAGATGAAAAGGGAAATACCTGGCAGTCTGTTATGCAGCATCACTACGGTTTTATCGAAAATACCCAAGGTGCTGATGGTGATGAACTAGACGTATTCATTAAACGTGGCTTAACCAAGCTCAATAATAAGATTTTCGTTATTTACCAGGTTGATCCGGATACTAAGGTTTTTGATGAACATAAGCTGATTATTGGCGCCGATGATGTTGAAGAGGCCCGTCAAATTTATCTTTCAAATTACGAAGCTGGCTGGAAAGGTTTAGAGTCACTTCATGAAATTAATATTGAGCAGCTCAAGGCTAAATTAAGTAAAACCTGGACTGCTTTTGATTCAGCCATGCCAAATATTAACCCTGGCCAAGTAAGAGATGTTTATCAGGAAATGATGCAACAATTTCCTCTGATTTCTTCACCTGGTCTTTCTCCGGATAGCACCCCACTAGATGCACTAAAGGCGATAGATGCCCAAGCTCGGCCGATTGAAGCACTAAAGCTGGCAGCAGCGGCATTACTGGCCGATGGCGTAGAGCCAGCATTTATCCAGGATAATCCTATTGTTCTTTATACGACTAAAAAGGGCAAAGTGTTAGAAGGTATCGTGCTAGATCCGAACCTAGTAAAACGTAAAACCGAAGCTCAAGAGTATGACCCGTTTACTTTCTATTATGATCAATCCGGCTGGTATGTTCGTTTAAAACATTTGGCCACAATTCCAGATAATCTATTAACGCCAGCTCAACTTAACTTAAAAAGAGATTTAACAAATGCAACAGCTACCTCTTCAGATTCGCACAACCTTGGCCAAGTACGTGACGGATCAGGAAACCCAACAAGTGCTCATGATGGAGGATCAACAGCTGGAAGTATGGCTGGACAATCAGGCGAAGGAACTAGCGGCGGAGGGAATAACGGAAACAGTAATCCTGGCGTTTCAGAATTACATGCTGCAGGTAGCGGAACTGGACGCGATAGCAGTCATGCTGGCCAGCGAAAACGCCGTATCACTTCAACAGGTCTTGCAACCGCTGACAGCAGCACAAGCAACATATCTAGCAGCTCAGGATCATCTACTCGCAGCAAACGAGATAGAAAAATTGTTCAGCTTGCTAAGTCAATTCGAGCAGAATTAACCGGAAAAGCATTACTACAATTAGAAGCTGAAGGTACAGCTACGGAATGGGGAGATTTACACAGTATTCAAACCGCCTTGCCGTATCTATCACCTGAACAGCAAGAAGATGTATTAAAAGCCGAAACGCACCTTTTTGGGAAAAATGCTAATGGCATGTTATTTACCAATGGTACGGGTACCGGTAAAACATTTACCGGACTGGGTGCAGTTAAGCGCTTTGTAAACGCTGGACTGAAAAATATTTTAATCGTATCCATGAACGATAAGATTGTTCGGGACTTTGTGAAAAGCGGTGTACCACTCAACCTGGACATTCACCAGCTGGACGGCATTACAGACAACGGCGGGGAAGAACACAATATTGTGGCCACAACCTATGCCAATTTTGCCCAAAATATTAACTTGGCCAAGAAAAAATGGGATCTGATTGTTGTTGATGAATCACATAACCTTATGCAGTCACAAGACGGTAATGTTACTGCTGCATTACGCAAATTAAGAGCCTTGTCTGGGCACCATGACGGCTTTTATGATTGGTACGATGACCATTTTTCTGAGGAAATGCCCCCACGTGAAACACGTGAAGAGCGTTCTGTAGATGATGACGGCAACGTTACTGTAACCCAGTTCGCAGATGGTCCCTTTATCCCTGGCGAAGCTACAGATAAATGGATGGCCAAGCGTAGTGAAGAGCGTGAGATCTGGCATCAAAACTGGCGTGAACAGCCAGCCGGCCGTACAAAAGTTATCTTTTTAAGTGCTACGCCGTTTAGCTATGTCAAAAGTATCGAATGGGCCGAAGGCTATTTATTTGATTACACCGAACCGGCCAAAATGTGGTCGTCAGAACATGCCAGCGAAGGCCTACGCTACAATTCAGGTAATGACCGTTCTAAATTCTTCATGCTGAATTTCGGCTATACCATGCGCTATAACAAGCTGAACCGCCCAGATGGGAAAATTGATAGTGGCGTAAATGAGCGGAATTTTGCAGAGAAATTAAAAACCGCTGGGGCTATGTCTGGACGTGAGCTAGATGTACCTTTTGACTATGACCGAAAATTTATTTTGATTAAATCTGCTGCTGGCCAAGAGATTGACCGCGGCCTGGATATTCTATGGGAAAGTAAAAATGAAGCAGATGAACGGATCTATTCAAATCTTTCACGTGCAGTAAACAGCCGTTTTGATTACTTATCTAAAGAACGTTTGTTAGAAGCCATTAAAGCCGATGCTGCAATTGATCAAATTAACTTGCATCTGCAGCTGGGCCGTAAAATCGTAGTCTTTCATGATTACAATGAGGGTGGAGGATTTAGTCCTTTTAAATTCACCAATAAATTTAAAGAAGATCGAAATGCTGACCAGGTACAAATTGAATATGATCAGTTTGCCCAGGAGCATCCGGATCTGGTTGCCCTGGATCTACAATTCCCTTCACCTATTCAAATGATTAAGGCACATTTCCCGGACGTTCTACTGTTTAACGGCCGTGTTTCCAAGGCTGAACGCGCCAAGAATGCGGATCTGTTCAATACAGACAATAGTGGCCGTGATGTAATTATGGTCCAGTCCGATGCAGGCGCAACAGGTATTAGTTTTCATGACACTACTGGGGTACACCAGCGCGTTATCATCAATTTAGGTCTACCAAAACGCCCGGCAAAATTACGCCAGACTGAAGGCCGTATTTACCGTTTTGGCCAGGCTTCTAATGCAATCCAGCGTTATTTAACTACCGGTACAAAATGGGAAACTTCAGCCTTTGCGAATGTGATTGCCCAGCGCGCAGAAACGGTTGATAACTTAGCCAAGGGTGATGATGCTGTGGTCAGTATCCGGGACGCAATCATTAGTGCGTACAATGCGGCTGAATATTCAGAACCTAGCCTTTTGGACGGGATAGGCGGCAAAGCCTATGATGAAGAGAATGCACGTATAGCCCGTCTATCTGCATTTGATAAGGCTAAAACGTATTATTACAACAAGGGTAAAAACCGCGACAACCGGGCAAATAAGATCGGTAAAGATTGGTACGCCACGCCTGAACCGCTGGGCATGAAAATGGTTGAATGGTCGGGTGCCCATAATGGTGATGATGTATTAGAGCCATCTGCAGGTGACGGCGCCATTGGCCGCTGGTTCCCGAATGATACAAATACAACCATGATTGAGCCATCAAGTGAACTGGCCAGCCGTGCCCAGCTAAGCAGCCCGAATGCAAACGTGGTGATGGGCAGCTTTGAATCACACAATACCATGATCAAATATGATGCCATTGTGATGAATCCGCCGTTTGGTCATGCTGGATCTTTAGCGCTTGAGCATTTGAAAAAAGCCTGTGCACATTTGCGGGAAGGTGGACGTGTTGTAGCCCTGGTTCCGAACTCGCCAAATCTCGATAAAGGACTTGAGAAATGGCAGGCACAAGAAGGCCAAGAGTTTTATACAGTGGCCAGCATTAATCTCCCGGCTTCTACGTTTAGTAATGCTAATACTTCAGTCAGTACGCGCATTATTATTTTAGAGCGCCATGCTTTACCTGAAGATGCACCATACATGCGAAACATTGACCTTTCGTATGTGGCAAGTGTAGAAGAGCTTTTCGAGAAGATTGAGCATTTAGGCTTTAATCCACGTAAGTTACGTCAGGATGAAGCATTACTGGAATATGGCCTGATCCTTTCGCCGTATCGTAATACTCATATTCTATCTGGCATAGGTATACAAGATCCGGCAATCCGTGAAGCATTACTGGCTAATCGTTTTGTTTATACAGTTACCAATGATCCGGATAGTCTGGAATGTGCAGCCCGAAATATTAAGTCGGTTTTGGCCTCTTTAAAAGAAGCGGGTGTATCGAAGATCCAGGAAAATCTGGTCCATGCTTTTGACTCTTGGAAGCATGATGGAATGTTTGACCGGATCGGGGTAGACCAAATTAAGGTAGACCTTAAAAAGTATGTCCGGTTAGAGAAAAAGCCAACGATGAAAACGCCAATTGTAGTTGTTAAAGAAGGGCATGATTATCGTTTGATTGTGGGCTATGAACGTTACAAGCTGGCCATGAAAGTAAAGGAACACTTTATCCCAGCGATTGTGACCGATAATGCAGAAGGGATAAGCCGTGAGGCGATCATTGAAGCCTATAAAAAGACGCCGCACCAGCTCGATCCGGAAGTCTTTGCAAGTAATCTTTATGAAGTGCTTGATGATCTGGCAGAGTTATCACTCGCTAGATAATCAATAAATAAAAGGGCCACAAGTGGCCCTTTTCTATTTCAACTTTAAATATATTTTTATGCTGGGCATGTTTCATTAACTTCACGCAATACTTCTGGGTGAACTAAGGCGATTTTTACTAATGTTTTTGCGGCTTTATTGGGTTCACGGCGGTCTTGTTCCCATTCTTGAAGAGTTCTTACAGATACTCCCATCAAAGCAGCAAAGTCCCCTTGAGTTAATCCGACCTTGGCACGGGCTTCTTTAACTTCATTTAATGGCACTTGTGTTACACGTGCCTTACGGCGGGCTTTATATTCAGCTAAGCCTGCTTGAACCTCATCTTCAATATTGCGAGATTGGTCCCGCAACTCTAAATCAGAGTAGTTCATATATATTTCCTATAAAATCAATACTGTTATTGAATCGCGATTGTTTAATAAAAAGTTATTACTAATACTATCTTCATTAATTTCAGGGGCCTTTAAGAAACTTTCGGTTATTAAAGGCCTCCAGATTACTTATGTTTCTTTAGCTCCTTCAATTTCTTACTATCTACATTTTCAGTAACACTTTTAGCATAAATAGATAAGAGCCAGACTTCATCTTCATTTGAATCATATAAATAGATAATTCTATAACCCCCCGATTTTCCAGCACCTTTAAGCTTTGCTGGCCATCTTAGTTTTCTTGTCCCTTCACCTTTTGGAATCTTATTTCCAGCGAAAGGGAAGTGAGCTAGAAACGTTTTTAACTCTTCAAAGTCTTCCCTTTTGGGGAAATAGTCATCCACAACCCTCTTAAATGGTTCTGTTTCGACTATGGTTCTCATATTTGTCATACAGCACCTAAGTATTTTGTTCCTTTTAGTAAAGTCCGTCAATGCCGTACTTTGTAAAGCTATGTTAGTGTTTATATCTATATACGTCAATGCCGTATTTAAAATAAATCTAACTTTAGCGTAGTCCTGAACTGGAACAAAAAAAATAAGAAGATTTTAGCCTCCCTACACTAAGCCTTATTCATTTAAGGCATTGCAATGAAAGAACTCTCTAAAACTGATAACGCGCCCAAAGTAGATGCAAGTTATGAGTACCATACGAAAACTAAAACCTCAGATTGGGGCCTACTTAATCCTATTTTTCTAGGACGTGTTGCCCTATGCGATAAAGAGGGGAAAGCTATTTCTGGATCTTCTTCAGTCACATCAATTGTGACAGAGGGGGATATGGCCATTGAAGCTGATTACAGTACGCCATTTGAAAATTCTAACCCTGAAAACAAGCTACCCACGCTTATGGGCATGGTCCAGGCTGGTGACTGGGTGAACTCACTAGATAATAATTTAGGTAGTGCTTTGGGACTGTCATTAAGTGAAGAAACTAAAAATAAATTAAACAGCCTGGAAGGACGCTCAAACTTTACCAAAATAAATAGTACACAGATCTATCTCTCTAATCAGCCAGTCAAGATTAATGCCACGCTATTTTTTGAGGCTTGGGCCGATGCTCTACATGAAGTAGAAAATCAACTTGCCCTATTACAGCAATGGGCTTTACCCGCTTACTTATCAGATAAATCTCTTGTCAGTGGTGTTATTCAGGACACTTCAATTGAATCACTATTCCCTTCCAAAATTCCGCCGTTCGTATCGTTCTCCTATGCCAAGAAACGCTATGCACCGTTATTTCTAGTCAATGTTGGGGCACCGTTGGTTGCACCGATGGACAAAAACGGAAACCGGATTTTAGTTGAAGTGACCGTTTCATTTATTTCGCGTAACAGCTGGGACAAAAACGACCTGGCCGCTTTGTATAAATAAGGATTTAAGATGCAGCAACTTTTTCCACCAATTGATATTGGGACTGAAAAACTAACCGTTCGAGAGCTTAAATTGGGTGATGCCATTAGCGTGGGCAAACTCAATCCCAATCTTTTAGAACATCAATTAAGTGCTTTTCTACGTTGTATTACAGATGACCCTATTAAGCCTCTAACAATGCACGGTCAGCAGCGGTATTACTGCTTACTGCAGTATCTGTCCGCTCAAGAGAAAAATGACCTGGCAGTAGAGGTAAATATCAATGATTACCTGATCAATGAGCCACGACCCTATCAAGACAGCATACAAATTGGCGATATATCAGTACGCCAGCTAAATGGCTTGGAGCTTGAAGCATTAGAGAAACTTGCAGAAGATCTTGAGGACTGGATTATCGGCGCTATGGCCCTACAAATGGGTACGCCTGATTATCCTGCAGTTGGTCCATTCACTGATGCACGTGCGGCGGCTGATGCTTTACTTGAGCGTTATAAAGCATTTTGTGAGCTTGACCAGGATAAATATAACCAATTACGTGAAGTGTATATCGAGGCTGAAGAGCAGCTGGCCAGCTTGCTTTTTCTGGGTTTTGACCATCAAGGCGTAGTCATTTACGAAAGTGAAGGAGGTGCCGGCAGTATACCGGCCCGATTTTCGTGCAATTCCGCTTTCTACGGATTCGCCAGACAGCTTCTGGAAGAGCTGGCTGCAAGAAGCACAGAGCTTACAACACAATGCGAAAATGAGTCTGAGTGAGGCGTTGGACATGCCGTTTAACTTCATCTTTGAATATTACAAAACTGAAGCGTGGAACGATTCCAAAGTGCGTACTGAGAACCATGAAACAATAATTAAAGGGCTATTTGCCCGGATTGATAACGTTTTAAAACTTCTAAGTGGAAGATAGCAAAGAGTGGAAATATCTTTATTTAGTCCGAAAGTAAAGCTGGTATCAGCCTCACTTTTGGCATTTGAGCCAGCCAAAGCGCTGGCAACAGTGGGGACTAATAAAAATACACATGGGTTACGTGCGTACGCAACCTATTATGCGGATGAATTAATCGTTGCGGCGTGTATTTTTCTATTAGTTACAAGTTCAATTATTGGCGTTTTTTATCGAACGCCCGTTTATGGGGGTAAACCTTTACCACGTGCTTTAAAACTACCTATCTGTATAACTGGGGGCTTTTGTGCCTTCTTATTCTGTTTACATCAAGATCAAGCCCTAACGCTGATTACACCTATTTACGTTGGCTGTGGTTCATTTATTGCGCCAGCTATTATCCATCTAATCCATGCGGTTTTAATCAAACATTTCGGTATGAAGTTTGGCTTGTCTGAAGAAATGTTAGAACCTGCGGCCGCGGATTCTATAGACGGGCCATAATATGAAAAATTTATATTTAACCGCCTCACAAGCATGGTTTTTCACCCAATTTAAATTGAATCGATACAAAGCCTTATGGCTGTGTGAGGGGGTCTAATATGACACTATCAGAAATTTACCCATTCTTGGCTGTTTTCTATATCAACCTGGCTATTCTGGCCATTGCTCTACCTAATGACTTGATCGATACCAGCAGTTTTAACCGCAATCTTATAGCTGTTCTGATCATTATTAGCGGCATGTTTGGCCTACGCCAGCATATCGCTATCGCCTTAATTATATTGGCCATCATTTCTGCCGCTGCAGCAATACATTACTTGAGGATCTACCTGGCTGAAAAACAGAAGTTACGGACCATCAAAACAGAACAGATCTTACAAGATCATCCATTTTACAAGCGAGTTGATTAATGATTGATAATCTCAAAAAAATTCAAAAGATCTTAAAGAATCGTGGCTGTTATACGGGCAATATCGACGCCTTTATGGGCGCTGGGACGCTAAAAGCTATTCAGAATATGGATAAGGCGACAGCTGCAGATCTACAGCGTTTTTTAGCAGAATTAAGTGTATATAAGGGGGAAATAGACGGTATTTTCGGACCAGCCAGCAACCGAGCTTTTAACAGTTTACTGCCTGCACCAGTTCTAAATATTGCCCGTTTAAAAGCTATCTATCCCAATGCGGATACAAAATTTGTCGCATTTATCAATCAATATGCCGCGCAATACGGTATTACTACTAAAGCCCAGTTATGTGGTTTTCTTGCACAGACTATTCATGAATCTAACGGATTCCGTGTTTTACGTGAAAACCTTAACTATAGTGCAAAAGGCCTATTAAAAACGTTCAAAAAATATTTTAATCAAGCTGATGCTATCAAGTATGCCGCTTTAGGCCCTGAAGCTATTGCAAACCGTGTATATGGCGGTCGGATGGGTAACGGTGTACATAATGGGGATGGCTGGCGGTATCGGGGTGGTGGAGCGATTCAGACCACAGGTAGAAATAACTTTTCTGCAACCGGAAAAGCTATTAATGTAGACCTAATAAACTTTCCCAATAAGATTACAGAGCCAGAAACGGCGGTTAAAGCTGCTATGTATTACTGGCAAAGTAACGGTTGCGGTCGCCATGCTGATGGCCTTCAATTAACAGCCTTACGTGAGTCTATAAATAATGGCACCATCGGTTTAGCTGAAGCGAATACACTGTTTGTACGTGCTTGGGCAGTATTGCTTTAATTGTAAAAGCGTATTTTCTCTTTTACTTTAAAGAGTAAAAACATAAAAGAGTATTAAAAAAGCCCTATTTGACATAGGGCTTTTTTATACTAGCTATATAAGACAGTTTTATCACCGGTCAAATAGAGCATTACTAACTTTAATATTTTACAAGTTTATTGCTTGTTCAATTTTGTGATTAAAGTAATCGCCTCTGACTTAAAAGTGGTTAGTTCAAAATCATCCGGATCAGGTAGTTCAGGGAAAATAGTTTTTAAAGCAAATGAGCTTTCATCTCCAAATGGACTATTCTCTAATTGATACACTTGATATTGAATATTTTGGGTAAATTCAGGCAATTCTTGAATCAAGCTATCAATATCTTCATTACCGAAATGATCCTCAACTCCTTCTGAACTTAATAGATTACCGCCTTCAAGATGAACGATGTAATAATCAATACCTTCCCCTTCTTTAGCTTCTTGATCAAGTGAAAGCTCAATGATATAAAACTCAGCATCACTATCATCAGGCGTATAAGCCACACCCAAAACTGTAGCATTAGTTTTAATTAGTGCTTGATAATTTTCACTTAAATAAGTGAATGCTTCTTTTAAATCCACATTTAACTCCTTTTATGTTGGAATACGGTCATTTGCCAAACAGAAACTAAAAATACCATTTTCATAGGCCTGGCAGGGGTTAAATAGTCTTTCTGAATATCCAGTTGAGTATTTAGATTGCTCCGGGGATGGTTTTAAACGTACACGCCATTCACCAATACTAACGTTAGCATAAACCCCAAAATAACTCTCTTCAGCTTCAAAAACTCTAAGCGGAATATTATTTTGGACAAATACGTCTTGTAAATTGTTCTGACTAAAATCTTCGTTATACCATTTATCATTAACCTCAACTGCAAAGTTAGTATAAGAACCATTTTGTTCAATGCCGTTAGGTGTAAATATGAAGTTTTTAATTCCCACAGAATTTGTAGCATCCGCGCATGTGATTTTCGGCAATGCTGGCCCAGATTTTACCCGCATTACCCAGACAAATGGTGCACCACTGGCCAAGGCATCTTCTACGGCCACGTAATCTTTATTGGTTGGGTCATAACCCAGCTTTGCCCGGATATTGTCACTTGTCACTTTAAACGGTTTATCAAAACGACCACGCTTAAACTGGCCAAGAACCACGCTGTTGAGTAGCTGGACGGTTGGATCTGCCTCAGATTTATCGCTTACACCCGAATATTGAATGCCAGCCTGAGCGCCTAATACTTTTGTTACTGTCATGGATCTATACCACTATTGGAAAAGTGATATTTTGCATCTTAGTCAAAGTGCTTTTTTTTATTGTTCCAGGAAAAGAAAAAGCTCATAAAGGATTTCTTATAAAAATTACCAAATATAATCACTGCTATATTAGAGCCTGTTGAACATTCATAATTTGAGCCAGATATAAGCACAAGCAAGAGCGACCGTATTTTCATAACTCTGCT